AGAAGTCCAGGAGGGTCAAGTCTAATCTTGACCACGGAGTACAAAAAATGTACTTAGTGGGGTTATCATGCACAGGTCTTTAAATGATGAAGAGATTCTGGAGGTTTCCGGACAGCCAGACGTAAATGTACTGATCGACCTTTACAAGGAGACACAAAACGATTTAGGGGATTGGTTGCAACAACGGCAACGCGACTACGAAACCCGACGCAATATTTGGGAAGGAAAGTCCTACGACTTCCGTAAACATGCAGTAGACTCCGAAACCGGACAAGTCTTCCCATTTGATGGGGCAGCAGACCATGAGATCCTAGAGATTGACGATCACATTCGGGCGCATAAGTCCATGTTGATGAACGCTCTACGCAGAGCGCATATTGTTGCTACTCCAGTAGAACACAATGATGTTCAACGTGCTTCCGTTATTTCTAATTTCATGCGTTGGCTAATCAACGCGAAGATGACGGAATACTACGATGAGATGGATTTTGCTGCCGACAACTTCCTGGAAAAGGGCATGATGGTGACATACACCTACTGGGACTCGGCAGACCGGACAATGCAGCGGGAGATAAGCTTGGAGGAACTCCAAGGCATGTTTGGGCCACAAATGGAAGCTTTTATGACGGGTGAGATGGATGACCAACTTGTCCAGATGCTAATAGAGGGCGTAGACGTATCGGAGAAGAAAGCCAGGAAGATGCTGGATGAGATCCGCACAGAAGGAAAGACTACGATCCCTATGACTGTGCAGTCCAGGAACCAACCTTGTATCCGCACCCTGGCACCGGATGAAGACTTTTTCCTTCCACCCTGGGCTATTGATTCCCAGAAAGTCCCTTATGCGTTCCATGTTATTCCCATGACCCCGGAAGAAATTAAGTCTAGGGGTGAGAAGGAAGGATGGGACGAAGAGTTTGTGGAAGCAGCATCAGAGTTAAGTGGAACCCGTGTCATGGATGACGTACAGTTCTACCGGCAAGAAGAGAATTACCAGATGGAAGACTACAACGACGATACTGTCAGGATAGTCTATTGTTACCAACGCCTACTAGACGAAGACAATGTTCCGGGTATCTACTGCACTATCTTTGCCTACGGAGTACCAGAATTGTACGGCAAGCATTACCTTTTGGATTATGCCCACGGGGAGTTCCCATTTACTGTAACCCCACTAGAGCGCACAACCAAAAGGCTCTATGGAAGCAGGAGTTATCCAGAGATTGCAGCGTCTGCCCAACAAATCATTAAGGCAGAAACAGACGCAAGTATTGACAACTTGTCAATGTCAACGCTTCCGCCATTACTCCACCCTCCTGGTAAACGCCCAACCCGCTGGGGGCCAGGAGTCCAAGTGTCGGTATTCCGGCCAGACCAATATCAATATGCTCCTACCCCGCCGAACAATCCAGCCTCCTTTGCAATGCGCGAAGAGGTTAGAATGATGACCAATAAATACTTTGGTAGGAATGACCAGGAAGCAGATCCGGTAGAGATCCAGGCAAAACAACAAGACTTGGTAAATCGTTTCCTTGGCCACCAGAAGAAAGTCTTCAATCAAGTCTACTCCTTATACCAGCAATTCGGCCAAGATGCTGAATACTTCCGTGTGGTCGGCGTCAACCAAATGGAGAAGTACGAAAAGGGTAGACCAGGAGAAAGATTCGACTTTTGGATAGAGTTTGATGTTACCACGCAAGATCCAGCCCAAATGGTTGAGCGGGTCAAAGGTATTGCACAACTCGCACAAATCCTTGGCAAAGGGACAACCCTCGATGGGGATAAACTATTCCAGATTGGAGTAGGCGCATTGATGCCAGGGGCAAGTGACCAAGTAATCATGCCAGCAGAGCAAGGTATGGAGAAAGCACAGGCGGAAGAACGGCAAGCGATTGCAGAACTGGTAGCAGGTACACCACCAAATGTACGTGAGAACGATTCCCACCAAGCTAAACTCCAGGTATTTGAGCAATGGTTGCAACGTCCAGATACCCAACAGAAGATGCAAGCTAACGAAGCTTTGGCAGCGGATGTCCAGAATTACTATAAGCAACGCCAGTTCCAGTTGCAGCAGCAACAAAATGCGGTGACTGGTAGGCTCGGTGGGCAGAACACTGGTTACGGGATGACGACACAGCAGTAATTTATGAGCGACCAAGTAGAAGAAGTACCACTAACTCCAGAGCAACTAACTGAAGCCATTGAGTCTCTAAACCACCAACCAGCTTTCCTGGTGTTCAAAAAATGGATGGCAGAGGTACGGGAAGATCAGATCCGCACAGTATGCGTAGGAGGCACTGACCCTTACCGGCAATACTTAGAGACAGGTGTATTGCAAGGGATAGACCGCATTCGCCAGATGATGGACAATGAAGGCACAGAGCAATAATTGCTCACATGTGTACAAAAATTGTACTTGACGGGGCAAAAAATGCACATATAGACTTTTCCGTAACTGCGAACAATATCGCTGGATATGGAAACTACAATTGGGGTTGACGATGCCGCCCCTCAAGAGGCAACGGACGATGCGTCCGGGAACCTAACGCTTGAAGACTTAGCCAGCAGTTTGCTGGGTGGTGAGCAAGAGGAAGGAACTCAGGACGAAACGCAAACGCCCGAACCAGAAGAAACCGAAATACTCGATGAGCCTGAAGCTACTGGCGAAGAGATTGAGGAAGACGCTGGAGAGGACGAACCCCTGACGGAACCTGAAGACGAGACTACGGACGAAGGTGCGGATCAAGGGCAAGATGTTCTTTCAAAGTACAATATAGATTGGGACTCCATCCCTGAGGAGGAGGCCAAGGCAATGAACAAGAGGCTCGGTGGAAGATTCTACAAGCGACTTGATAAACTCACGGCCAGGGCTAAGAACGCAGAGGAGGAGTTGGAAAGCTACAAGCAAAACAACCCAAAGCCTGATAAGCCAACCAGCAATAGGTTAGATAGTGTCAATGACCTTGACTCTCTCTATCAACGCGAACGGGAGGCACAGAAACACATACGCCAAGCCGAAAAGATCCTACGCAAGAAAGATCAGTACGACGATGACGGGAATGAGTATCTGTATCAGGAAGACGGAAAAACCTTCACACGGGAGCAAGTTGAACAATTCATTTCCGACAAGGAAGCAGAGTTGGACGACATTCCTGACAGAAGGAAGTTTCTTGTAGACAAGGAGCAAGCTGATAAGCAAGCGGCCCAATACTTTCCAGAGTTAGATGATCCTGACAAGCCTTACCTGGAACGCATAGAAAAGATGCAAGAGGATGCAAACTTTGCTCCGATCTTTAATATGCCTAACTGGAAGTTCTTAATAGGATTAAGTTTCCTTGGTGAAGAGACACTGCAAAAAGCATTGGCCTCCAATCAAAAAGGAACTAAGGCAAAGCCTGAAGCAAAAGCCAAGGCCAAGCCGAAAAGCCAACCAGCCCCAGAAGGCATTGGAATCTCCCGAACTAATAGTACTACGAAAAAACAAAAAGCACTCTCCGCAGCCAAAGGCCGTGTCGAATCAGGAAAGTTAGAGGATTTAGCCAAATACTTTGAACTCAACAATACCTGATATAAAATGGCAAAAGCTAGTACAACCAATGTAACGGGAAACCGGGAGCAACTCCTGGACATTATCTCGTTGATTGAGCCAGAAATGACCCCGGTCTTTTCCATGGCTCGTAAGAAAACTGCAACTTCTACGTTCCCTGAATGGCAAGTTGACAGCATGGAGGAACCCTCCTTTGACGGCGTGGACGAAGGTGAAGATGTCACCACGTTCTCTAACAAACGTGCCAATAGCGCACGGCTCGGCAACTACATTCAGAAGTTCCGCAGGAGCTACCAAGTCTCTGACATCCAGGAACTTGTGGACACTGCTGGGGTTGGTAGTGAGTTTGCTTACGCCCAAGCTAAAGCAGTCCGTGAAATGAAGCGTGATGGTGAAGCCGCCATTTGCTCCAGCCAGGATCGCCAAGCACAAGGCGGGGCAGGTACTCCTTATAAAACCCGTGGTTTCCTT